CGCGAGAATAACCTCTGGACAATTCGTTGAGTGTAACCTGTGCTTTAACTCCACCAGGTAAAGTTACCTCGTAGAGATCATCGGCGTCAGGCGTCTCAACTTCGTCGTCTTGAGCTACTGCCACTTCTTCTGATTGTAATTCGTCACCATCGTCGTCATTGGCAACTTCAACCGCAATTTCTTCTGTTTCCATTTCTGGGGTAACAGCTTCGTTCAGCTGATCATCCGCACTATCTGATCTAGGTTGTTCTGGCTCGTCACCAAAATCTAGAAGTCCTTCTAATGCGTCGGATGCCGATGCGACATCCGCTACCTGTACAGTTTCCGGTGCTTCCGGTGTGACTGTCTCTTCGGCCATAATTCTATTTCCTTTTTCGCTTGGGGTTAAGATCATTTAATTGTTTTGACGCAACTGCGCCGTTTCCAATCGTCGCTTCTAATATCGATTGAAACTTTGGCATCATCTGAAACATAATCCAGACTGCCTCTCTTTGAGTTTGGTCTTGGCAAACTTTCCACTCATCAAATAGATTATTTTCCATTGTTTTAAATGCGTCTTGGAAAACCTGATTATCAATAATTTGACGTGCTAAACTTCCTTTATGCCGATCTTGTTCTAGTGTCATTTGGGGTAACCTTTTCAATTTTGTTAAAAGTCAAAATCGTTATCGTTGTATCCGAAAGATTCTGATTGTCCCCAATCTTCGCCTTCAACTCCTGCACCAGTCTGCGAAAGACCTTGAAACAAATCACCAGCGTTAGCATAATGACCATCACCGACATCTATTTGGGTATTTGGATTCATTGCGCCTAGACTATTTATATTACTTTTCTCGCCATCTTGATAAACGTATGCTCCTGGTGCGTTTGTTGGGGCAGAAAGTAAGCCATTTTGATAACTAATTTGTCCACCAGCACTATTAATATTAGGATCATTGCCGAAATCATGGTAGGCTCCTAGATTGTTCAAAGCACCGCCAATTGTACCTAAAATACCCGCGCCTGGAATAACCATCGGAGCCATTGCCAAAGCCGCCGCCGCTGGCAATGCTTCCCTCGGAAAAGCGTCATTCTTTGCCATAGTGTACGCTGTACCTAGTGGCCCACCTTTTATTGCATTTCTTGCAAAGTCACCGACATTGGTTGCCAAATCTCCAGCCTTGCCTAATGAGAAACTATTATTATCAGGATTTTGTGTTGCGTCTGACATTTCTTTGCCAGTCAACACATTTAAATCTTCGTTAAGGCCATAAAAATCTTTTTTAAAATTTGCTTCGTGTAGGGCATGACGAGCCAAAAACTCTGCTTTACCATTATGTCCGGCGTCAAAGTTTGCCTCATGTTTATCGAAATCTGCTTTAAAATTAGGGTTTTGATAAAAATCCGTTGGCTGTGCAAAATCTTCACCGCGCACCCCTGCGCCAGTTTGGGCTAGAGCTTGAAATATATCGTCATCAACAAAACTTGTATCGTTGTCGTCAAAATCTCCACCACCACCGCCGTTGTCTAATCTTCTTCTTGTAAAAGGAGCGGGTTGCCCAACAATGCCACCAGTAGAAGACGAGACAACTGGAGTATTTGTATTGCCGCGATAAACTCCCGCCGAGTAATCTTGAGCAGGAAAAATGGGTTTGTAAGTAGGCTTAGAATTAATAATATTTTGACGTGTTGTTCTCCACGCGTCTAGCAATCCCATTACTCTACCCTCTTATCATTTTCAATTGATTGATGTTCCAGCCTCTCTCTCGCCAAACTCGCCTCGACTTCAAGTTTTGCACTACCGCTTTCAGCATCAGCGGCGATTTGTGCGGCTGTTTGTTCCATATCCGCAGAAATCTTCTCTCTTTCAATCGCAAGTTTTTGCTCCAGTTCCATAACTTTCAATTGCATTTCTTGCTGTTTAATTTCCATATCAGCCTGTAACTCTTGCATCTTTTCACTATGGTCAATCTGCATTTCTTCGCGTTTTATAATTAGCTTATCGTTTTCGATTTTCATCTGCGACTGCATAAACATTTCATTTGCGTCTGGTTTTGGTGGCGGTATGTCAGACCCGTCTGGGGCTGGTTGTGTAAAATATTTCTCTGCTTCAACCCCGCCTTCTTTAACTAAGTCAACGAGTGCAGAATAAACATTTTGACGCGATACAATTGACCCACTGTCAAAACCCATATTTGCCGCAAGTTCCTTCTGGGCATTGAGGACATTTGTTAAAGCCGACACGCGCATTTCGTCGTTGCCATGACCAAGACCAACCATAACCGTGACGTCGTATTCCGTATTCCAATTCCGTGGATCCATTGGCACCCATTGATTATTTAATCGGATTACGCGCTCTTGGTTTTGATGCATTGAAACGCATTTCAATATTTTTTTGAATAAATCTTTTACGCCACCATCAGCAAATAACCGACCAATCATTTCGATACGCTGTTGCGACATATTGAGCATTAATTTTACGCCCGTCGCAGTTTGGTTTGGATTTAAAGAATCCTGATCAAGTCCCTGAGAATGTTTTGTGACGCCAGTGCGAACTTCTTTTATTTGATCTGCATATTCTAACGCCGATAATACATCTCCGCCTACCGGAGCGGCTGTCATTTCTCTGACCATGCCTGGCTGTTTGACGCGTACAATTCCTCCAGGGCGACTATTCAATAAGTCGTCCATATTACACATACCTTCAACCACTTCAGTCCGGTGGTTATTCTGTAAGTATATGTTGTCGAGTAAATTACGTAGTAAACTTGTTTTTACATCTTGGATCATAAAAGTTTGATCTGCTATCGACATACCAAAAAATCGGTGTGGCATTGGTATTGGAACAATTGTCGAAAATGGTGGCTCTTCAACTTCTTCTTCATCTAAGATTAGATAACTGCCGGAACCACCAGCTAAGACGCGTATCCACTCCGCGATGCCGTCGCCGTTGCGGTCAGCTTTTAAATAACAATCATAAAGCCAAATCTCACGACGTGTTGGGTCATACGAATCTTCGCCTGTATGACTGCCACCAAAATCAGCGTCGTCAATTTGCTCTCGCAATAATTTTTCAGTTGTAAAATCTTCTTCATCGAGTGTCGGTATTTGATCGACTAAACTTTGCTTATATCCGAGGGCAATTAAATCTGAGGCGGTGTAACGAGTTCGACTGGCGACAAAATTAGCTTCATCGAGAGTGCGCGCTTTCCGCTCTATGTAAAAATCTTCCGGTGCAACTGTCTCGACGACGCAACGTCCTTTTGTTTTTGTACGACGAATTTTTACTGAGTGTCCACTCGAATAAGAAGGTGTTGAAGCGGGAGCCACATCGCCGTCGAATAACCCCAGTTCGGCGGACATTTGCTCCTCATAGGAATGCTCAACCGCCTCAACCTCTGGATCAGCTAAAAGAAGTGTTACTTCTTCCATGCTCAAATTTTCATACGTCTCAGTCGTGACGTCTTTTTTATTTTCGTAATAAGTTTTAAAAATGCCAATGCCTGATAGCAAAGCATCTTTGAACCCTTCGTGCAGTAGTTGCACTCCAGGGTTATCTTTTAAAAATATATGATTTACATATTTGGTTGCTTGCTCGGCACTTGCCTCGTCTTCAGGGCCGACAGGCGCAAACTTTACAACTTCGCCGGAGCCCGTGAAGGGTTTTAACAAACTTGGAAGCATTGATTCAACCGTATCCATAACATCAGACGATATTACAGCCGAGCGACCCTCAACTTCATTACCCATTGGATACGACAAATAATATTCCAAAGCCTTTTCACGTCGACGCTGTAACTCGCCACCGTGATACCCAGCACTTGTGCGAATACCTTCGGCGATCAGTGACTTCAGTGTTTCTTTGGTAACCTTTTTACGTTTAGCCATTTAACCTACTAACTGAGCCGCCGCTTTTGCCGCTTCTTTTGAGTAAGGGCCGTGATCGACAATATTTCCGTCATTGTCAGCCAACGCCCACTTTCCGAAATGTAAATGTTTAGGGGTTAATACTCCTACCACGCTTGAAGCATCTTTTTTTTCATCTAGACGCCTTTCAAGCGCGTCTACTCTTTTCAATAATTCTTGGTAGGCAACTTCTAATCTAATTGACATTTGGGGGTTCCTTTTTAGTTAAATTCGTCGTCTGGCATCATCGCGTTTGCACCTAATAATCCGACGGCTCCGTAAATAGGTATTTTACTTTTAATTATGCCTTCAGTTAAAACTTGTTTTGGGGTTAAACCTGTCACCCGTGATGTTCTTTCGATTGCTTGATTAACTTCTTCAATCATTGGACGTGAGCCAGGATACCTTGCACCCTCTCTCGCTTTTTTTGCCCCTGCCCAAGCAACTTCTTGAAATTCTCTTGGAGAAATTCCATGTTTTTTTGCTAAATTAATAACAACTTCTTCATACGCGCCATAACTGTCACCTTGAGGCATTTGTAACTTCGGATCGAAAAGTTGGCTCATTTGTTTATCAACTGTCGCGCTAGATTTGTCTCCAAGGAAATTATTTTGGAAATTGAATCGTTTTGGGTCTGCTGTATCAATGCCCTTGTCGGCAAATTTTTTATACATATTGATATTGCCAGCGATATACTGCCCACCCGCTGGGAACGGCATATCGTAAGCATTTTCCGGGTATGGAATATTATTTTCTTTCAAAAAATTACCATACATCGCTGTTCGTAAATTTTCTTTAGGAGCCGCTCCGCCAGTCGTCGCCGCCATTGGTTGTGCAAATTTTTCTTTGAACGCTTTACGCCCTGCATCTGGGCCTAACTCTTTTATAAACGCCTCTTCTAACTGCCTCATGTAATACCAGTTATTAGAATTTTTTATTTTCGTGCCTTCTTTAAAAGCATCTTCTAATCGAGCAATCCCGTCTGGGTGTTGCGCCCTTAAACGAGCAGTTGCTCTTGTCTCAGGTTTTTTTGCCCAAGAATCTTTTTGAGTGCTTGAGCCGATCTTATAAGGTTTAGGATTAACATCCGATCTTTTACTAACATCGAACATTGGAGTGTAGTTACCCGCGTCAATATCTTTTTGAGCTTTGGTAACTTGTTTCGATATAGCAAGTGCTTCTGGAGAATTTTGTTTTGATGGAAATACAAGCGTTGCCGGATACTCTTCACCAGCTTCTACTTTTTCATCCCAACGATATTGTTTATCAGCCGAAGTTCCCAGTTTTTTCTTCGCCAACTCTTTTTGAGTTTGTTTAAAAACAGGTGGCACAACTGGTGGGTATGTTGGTAGCGGTTGTGGTACACTGTCAGTATTTGACAAGACAGGAACGCCACTAGAGGCGGGTTGCGGCTCTCCACTACCAGCTTTTACATTACCAGTTTTTGCATCCCCTAACAATCCTTTTTTTACACCTTCTTTTATACCAGCGACTGTTCCTGGCACTGGTATCATTGCAATACCCGCACCCGCCATGCCTAACTTTGCAAGCGCATCTAAATAATCACCGCGACCAAATGCTTCACCGGATGCGCGGCTGTCGTTGACTATTCCTTTTATGTCAGCCTGTGGGCCGACTATATCTGCGCCACCTAATAAGCCAGTTTTCATTTGTTGATATGTCGGCACATTTAACCCAAGGCGTCGACCAACATCAATAGGATCAGGGATACGATAATCGTATAATTTATCTAATAAACCCGCCATGTGATCCTCATTATATAAATGGTACGCCAGAGTTTATTTCTTGCTGGTACTTATTTTTATTTCTTTGTAATACTTTCACACGATCCAACACGTCTTGATCCCAAGTGACATAATTGCGAGTAGCGTTTGGTTGCGTTCCAATACGGCTCTGCTCATCCAAGAAACGAGTGCCAGGAATACCCACGCTTTTTAAAAATTCTGAAGCCTTCTCTGGGCTTCCGTGAATATCTATTAGTTTTCTATAAATTTCCGCTCCACTTGCGGCATCTCCAGAGTTTTTTATTTCAAACATAGACGCATCATTTCCAAATGATTTTAATAAATTATCAGCCTCTTCTTGAGTTGCAAATTTTTGAGATACTGGTTCTTTTTGCCCTTTAGGATAAACTCTAAAATTAGGTTCCATAATTCCGCTGAGAGCTTGTTTAATAAAATTAGGTTGTGCGCTTAACGGTGCGTCCCAATCTAAATACTTCGCAATATCTTCGTCTGGGATGTCTAATTTGTAAAGTTGAGATTTTGTAGGAATTTTCCCTAATTCGTCCGCTACACGGTTTGCCGTGCTTTTCATTGATTCGTCATAATCGGCAGTATTGTAACGCTTGCGAAGTTCACTAGGAGTTTCATGCATCATCGCATTTTCCCAAACCTCCATTGCCTCATAATCTTCACTTCTTTCGGCTTGCTTATATTTTTGCATCATGATTTCTTCGGCATCGTAATCTCTTGGCGAATACTGTTTTGCAACATTAGGTTTTTCCGCACTATAAAAACCATGACCATAAGCCTGATTTCCCTCACCTGACCCTATCTTATCCAAGCGAGGCCGTCCCTGTGGATACCCTGGCTCGGGTTTCCATTTGTTGGGGCCGCCATGATACAGGTTCATTCCCACAGTCGATGAGGGTCGGGCTGGAGATAATAAGCTCGGTAAACTAATCGTACCAGCCGCATCAAAGACACTTTTAAAAGCGGGGTGAGTTACTGGTGCATTAGCTGGCAGTCTCATTGCCGTGCCTAAATTATCAAAACTTTTTGCCGCATCGATCAGCAGACCTGGGTAAGTCATTT